CTAACGTGCTCAATGAAGCTTTCCTTGAACGATTTGCTTTGACATTTGAACAGGAATATCCTACTCCTGCAACTGAAACTAAAATTCTGAACAACTATTGTTCTGAACTTGATTGTTGCAACGAGAAGTTTATCACTGCTCTTGTTACCTGGGCGGAGATTATTCGTAAGACCTTCAATGAAGGTGGTGTTGATGAAGTGATCTCCACTCGTCGTCTGGTTCACATCATCCGTGCATACAGTATCTTTGGTACTGAATTGAAAGCAATCTCTGTTTGTTTGAATCGTTTTGATGAAGATACCAAACAGTCTTTCATTGATCTCTATGATAAGATCGTTGCTCCCGATGAAACTGAACCCGAAGCTTGACAAGGGGCCTGATACCTTGTATAATTCTGGGGGTGAAATTCCCCCATATTCGTTTGAGATTATTGATGTTATGAATTACAAGTACAATGAAGACGCTATTCTTGAAGAACTGCGTCAGTACATCACTGATACTTACCGACAGCATTATTCCTCTGGAGATGATGGAATCCAAACTCTAGATCTTATTGCTGCATGTGGAGATGGTGAACCATTCTGCCGTAGCAATATTTTGAAGTATGCATCTCGTTACGATAAGAAAGGAACTGCTCGTCGTGACATCCTAAAGGTGTTACACTATGCTGTGCTCCTGTTGCACTTCAACGACAAAAACGCAAACCTTGAAACCTACACCCGCTGATTATGAACATTTCTCCCGAAACTCTGACCATCCTCAAGAACTTCTCCTCCATTAATTCTTCCTTGGTGGTTAAGAAGGGAAATGTACTGAGGACTATTTCTCCTGCAAAAAACATCCTTGCAAAGTTTGAAGCTCCAGAATCCTTTGCAAATGATTTTGCTGTTTATGATCTGAATGAATTTCTTGGTGGTCTTTCTCTGTTCAAAGATCCAGACTTTGATTTCTCTGATCCTTCTTACCTGCAGATCAAGAGTGGTAAATCCAAGGTCAAGTATTTCTTTTCCGATCCCAGCGTAATCACTGCACCTCCTGAAAAGGACATTGAACTTCCGAGTGTGGATGTTGAATTTACTTTGACTGAAGAGGTTCTGTCTTCTCTGCTTCGTGCATCTAGTGTCTATCAACTTCCTGACCTGTCTCTGGTTGGTGAGGATGGAGATATCAATCTGGTTGTTCGTACAAAGAACAATGATACTTCTAACAACTTCTCTGTCAAGGTCGGAGATACCGAAGATAATTTCTGTTTCAATTTCAAGGTAGAGAACCTCAAGATCATGCCTGGGGTGTATAATGTACAGGTATCCACTGCAAACATTTCCCAGTTTGTTCATGACAAATGGAATCTCTCTTACCTGATTGCTCTGGAACCCGATTCTACTTTTAACTGATTATGAGTGATTTCCTTTGGGTCGAACAATACCGACCTAAAAAAATTGATGATTGTATTCTTCCAGATGGTATCAAAACCACTCTGAAGAGTTTTGTTGAAAAAGGAGAAGTCCCTAATCTTCTCCTTGCCGGTCCTCCTGGTATCGGTAAAACTACAGTTGCAAAGGCTCTTTGCAACGAACTTGGTGTTGACTCTTATGTAATTAATGGATCTGACGAAGGACGATTTCTGGACACGGTACGGAACCAAGCAAAGAATTTTGCGACGACCGTCTCACTTCAAAACAATGGAAAACCAAAAGTTATCATCATTGATGAGGCTGATAACACAACCAACGATGTACAACTCCTATTGCGGGCTAACATTGAGGCGTATCATAACAACTGCAGATTCATCTTCACCTGCAACTACAAAAACAAAATCATTGAACCTCTCCATTCCCGATGTGCAGTCATTGACTTCTCCATCAATGGAAAGGACAAACAACAGATTGCTGGATCCTTCTTCAACCGTATCAGGTCTATTCTTGAGGAAGAGGGTGTTGAATATGATCAGAAAGTTGTTGCAGAAGTAATCAAGAAGTTCTTCCCTGACTGGCGTCGGGTGTTGAATGAACTGCAACGTTACTCTTCTATCGGTAAGATTGACACAGGTATTCTGTCTTCAGTTTCTGAAGTCAACCTGAAAGATCTTGTTGTGAATATGAAGACTAAAGATTTCGGTAAAGTCCGAAAGTGGGTTGTGGAAAACCTTGATAATGATCAGAGTGCAGTGTATCGTAAAGTTTATGATTCAATGTATTCTGCTCTGGAACCTGCATCTATCCCACAGGCTGTTTTGATTTTTGCTAAATATCAATATCAATCTGCATTTGCTGTTGATCCAGAAATCAACACTCTTGCATGTATGACTGAACTCATGTGTGACTGTAAATTCAAATGAACGTAAAACTAATTCGTATGTGGTCTGGTGAAGATGTAGTTGCTGACCTGGTTGGTGACCTTACAGACCACATTGTCATTCGTAATCCCATTGTTGCCATTCCATCTGGACAGGGACAGTTGGGATTTGCTCCATGGTCACCTCTTCTCAGAGAAAAGAACATGGATCTTGAGGTTGTTAAAAAATATATTGTGTATATTTCAGAACCACAAGAACAAATTGCAGATCAATACAAAGAGATGTTCTCTTTGATTAAAACCCCCGAAAAGAAACTGATTGTGTGATGACATTTATCAACAAAACTGATATCAAAAAATTTGGCACATTCACTGACAGAAAAAATTCATTTGATGATGATCTGGATATTGAAACATTTATCAAGTTTCTAAAAATTGCTTATGATGATCAAAATGCAGAATTTGTATCAAAACCATTTGGCATCTATAATGTTGATATTGGTGTTTATGTTGATGGTAAATTAAAACTTACAGTTGATGTTGAACGTTGGAAATCATGGAATAGTGAATGGCCATCATATTATTCCCATGTTAGTTTTCTTGGTAGAAAAGAAAAGTTTCTGACTAGAAAGGAAAACTTTTGTATGGTGTATTTCAACAACACCAGAGATAAATTTATTTGTGTTGACAAAAAAGATATTCTGAAGTATCCTACTGTGAATAGGAATGTTAAGGGTAAGCTTGACCGTGTAAAAATTGTTTCCTTTGATGATGCTCGTCTTTATGGTGCAGACCTAACTGAACGAGAAAAGACTTTGTTTAAAAACCATTGTGTTTGTGAATTTAAATGATCCTAACTCCAGAAGATACTCTATACGCATACGGTAAGATTCAAGAAGCTTACGGTTCCATCAACCGTAGTGATGACTTCTTTCGTATGAAAAAGATTGAACGAATCAAAGAGATTCCTCCCACATTGTTTGGACTCTCTCATGAGGATGATCTGTTTCAGGACTTCTCTATGCATCCTGAAGACATGAACTTTCGTATTGTCCAACCAGATCACAGCAAGTTCAATACGCTTCTGGAAATGACCGCTTCGTTCACCTATGAGGAGGCACCAGGTAAAGAGATGAAATTGATGGTCCAGGAGACCACCACAGGGACCGCTGTGGGGTTCATTAAGCTGGGTTCCCCTATCATCAACTCCAAACCCCGTAACGAGTGGCTTGGAGGGACGCCTGACCTCACCATCTTCAACAAGCGTGCGATCATGGGATTCATCATCGTTCCCACTCAACCGTTTGGTTTCAACTATCTTGGTGGTAAACTTCTGTCTTTGATTTGTTGCAGTCACGAGGTTCGTGAGATGCTAAATAAGAAGTACAACACAGAAATGTGTTTGTTTGAAACCACCTCTCTTTACGGCAATATTAAAGGAACAAGTCAGTATGATGGACTGAAACCATATCTTCGTTATCGTGGAGATACAGAATCTAAGTTTCTTTTGACACTTCCAGATTTTATCTACCATGATCTAAACAAATGGTTCACTGAAAGAAATGATGGTCCACTGGTACACAAAGGTGCTTCCAGTCGGAAACTCAAGATTCAAACCAAGATGATCTCTATCATCAAGAACTCTTTGAAACAACACCATCCAGATAGGTTCAAAGAGTTTACTGACTTCATCAAATCACGTCAGGACATTACAACTCAAAAGCGTTTCTATATGTCTGATTATGGATATGAAAACGCAAGGGATGTTATCCTAGGTAAGACTGAAACTCTTGTTCCAAACAAGGAAAACTTTGACAAGTTTTATCTTGAAAATATGGTAAACTGGTGGAAACGCAAAGCTTCCAATCGTTACACTAAACTTGTTCAAGAAAAGTCTGTGAGAACAGAACTTGAAGTTTGGAACGCTAATACTATGAACACTATTGACATTATCAGATGACCCTTACCAAATTTCTTGTTGATCAAAAATTTGAAAAGACTATACGTATTCTGGTCTATCCGAACATCACGTTCTCCAAGGATCTGAATAAGGATAGTTACATTCAAGTAATCACTACAATGATTACTGAGCTAAATAAAATTCGTAATGATTTGTTCTTCTATCTGATCCTCCCAGAGTTTCTTCAGATGTTGAACTTTCATAATGTAAAACAGTTCATCATGAAGGTTCCTACGTATCCTCCTACGATGCGCTCTCATTTTGATGTTGATAAGTTCAAGAACATCATTAGTCATGACTTAGATATTGATTTGGTATTTTCTCATCTGCCAGAACATACTCATGCAGTGAAAAATGTGGTCAGCAATGTAACTCATCACACACCATCTTACTTTGGATATTGTCATTGGTTTGATCTAAAGGAAGTTGTTTCTTGGAGTCAACCAAGTTTCAATCAAAACATTCTTGGTGTTCTTGAGATGGAACGTTGTTATCTGAATACACAGAGTCAAAAGAATCTTGTTCTCCGACAAGCTTCTGAAGTATTCAACAAGAAAACTATTTCAAAATTGGATGATATTTTGACACCTCATCATTTGGGTGTGAAGGAATCTGACATTGTAAAACCAAATGAGAACACCGATAAGATTATTGTGTTCAATCATCGTCCAGATACATATAAGGACTTTGGTAACTTCATGAAGATCATGGAGGAACTTAGAACGATAAGACAAGACTTTACCGTATGGATCCCACTTCTAGAAAAATCCGACAAAAGTTGGATTACCACAGAGAAATTCAACAAGCAACGTTACTACAAAAAGCTGCAACAATGTCGGGTTGGATTCTCCCCGAAACAGGTATATGGAGGGTGGAGCGTATCAACAACTGACGGTATCATGAATGGTTGTCCTTACATCATGTATGATGCAGACTACTATCAAGAACTAAATCCAACTGCAGACTTCTTCTCTAGTAATTCTACAGCTGTAAATTTACTTTGTAAGTATCTCGATGATAACTCATATCGGAATCATAAATCCCACGAGTCACAATACCATCTCAGTCAAAATCTAATTTATAAAGATGAGATTAAGAAGATGAGTGACTATATAAATGATATGATTCTGTGTCAGAATTGTGTACAATCTGATGTCACAAATAGATTGATTGATATTATCAAATCAAAAGGACAAGTTACCAAGAAAGAATTATTCCATTCTTATCTTGGATGGGGTAGAGGAATTAAGTTCGGTCCTTATCGCCGTGCATTAATGAAACACCCAAACATCTATGATACAATAGATTCAACCCCTCACTACTGTTGGAAAGATGAAGTGTGAAGTTCAACTCTACGTTGCAGGTACAGTCTTTTATGAAACTGTAATTGCAAAAGATTATAAAGAAGCGAAGGAAGTTGCCCTTGCTCGCAACCCTAACGCCAAGGTAATTTCTGTAACTGCAAAGTTCAACTAATGTGGAGACTTTGGTGTAAGGCTCTTGGGGAGAAAGCTTCTGGAAACAACAAAGAAGCTGATAAGGTTGCGATCATTCGCACCTTTATCTTTTTATCTTATATGATTACTAATATTGCTATTGTTGCAAACGCTGTGAGACATTGGAATGATGGAACTGAAAGACTGGTTGAACTCGATCAATCAAAACAAGAACAACTTAATCGATGATGACACAACTCTTGAGAAAGAGTATCCCCCGTTCATTATAAACAAATGCATGTCTGGTTTCATGGACACTGTATTGATTGCTAATGAAATGAATATTAATCCTGGTCTTCCAAAGAAGATGCAATATGATTTTTTTATAAATATTGTGAGACCGAGGAAAAGATTTTCTCCTTGGATGAGAAAAGAAAAACACGACACTTTAGACCTCATCAAAAAATACTATCAGTATAGTGATGAAAAAGCGAGAAGTGCTCTTAAAATTCTAACCGAAGATCAAATTGACTTTATTAAACAAAGGATGAATACTGGAGGAAAAAAATGAGTGAGGATCTCGAATACAGTTGGTCTCCCGACCAAATGATTGAAGTGACGCTAAAGGAACCAGATGATTTTTTGAAGGTTCGTGAAACTCTAACTAGAATTGGAGTTGCGTCTCGTAAGGAGAAAAAGATTTATCAGTCTTGCCACATTCTCCACAAACAAGGCAAGTACTATATTGTTCACTTTAAGGAACTGTTTGCACTTGATGGTAAGAGAGCAAATCTTTTTGTAAATGATGTTCAACGCAGAAACCGTATCGCACAACTACTTAGCGACTGGGGTTTGATTGAAATTGTTGATGCAGAAAAGATTGCCGATGCTGCACCCTTGAGTCAAATCAAAGTTCTTTCTTACAAAGATAAGAACGATTGGACTCTGGAGAGTAAGTACAACATCGGTAAGAAGAAAGCAGTTGCTTAGTCTGTATAACCGTCGTCGTCCTCAATAAGAGTTATCTTGTTACTATTAACCAAATAAGAATCCTTGTCGGAGTAGATCTCAGATTCTAACTCGGCAAGGATTTCTTTTAGCTTTCTATGAAGTTCTTTGAGTTTTGCTTTTTCCATAACTAGTCTCCGTTTTACTAGCTATAAAAAAAGAGGACCTAAGCCCTCTTGTTGTATATTGGTTGAACAGTTAATAACTGATCAAAATATTCGTGTAAGTGGATGCGATAGCAGGACCAATAAGTACATCCTCTGTACCTAAGTTGGTAACAGCTGGGGGGTCGGGAATCTTTATCCATGTCATCGTGATGATAGACATAGTTTTCCATGACTTCACCTCTTTGTTACACAGTGTCCTACTCTACAAAGTTGTGCTTCCTTTAGTTTCTGTTCCTTGACTTGCTTTGCCTTGATGACAGAGAGCCAATTCTTTTGAGTTACTTGAGGTTGCGTCATACCGACACCTTCCTTTGATAGGTGCCACCACGATACTTCATGGTTACTACATGCTCTTCGTGCTTTTCTGATGCATTAGCATCATACTTGATACCACGATAAGCGGTGTTAGTGTTATAGAGATTTAGTAGTTGCATTGTTGTACTCCTGAAATACTAAGGATTTTTAGGCCCCGTTCCTTCAGTCGTTTGCGTCCTTGTTATCAAAACAGGTGGGATTAGTATGTTCCATCCAATGAAGGGTGATATCCAACTTTTCCGCAGGTGTGAAGAGACTACTCTCTTCCAACCCTTGTTTTAAC